CGTAAATAATTATTTTTACATTTTTGTTACCATTTTTCATTAATGTATTTATTATGTGTTCTTCTTTATCACTTAATATAGTATTTGGTATTAAACAATCTTGTTCTGAATATGAAAGTGTATTTATTAATAAATGACTACTATTATTTTTAATTGCGTATTGAATGTCTTCATAATTTATTTTTATTGATGAAGATGTTTTATTACCCATTAATTTAATATTAAAACTTAATTTTAAATTAATATATTAGAAAATTTTGTTTAATTATATTGAATCATAATTTAACATTTAATCATAAAATACTTAATGAAATTTAACAACTATTTCTACTTCTTCTTTTTTAATACTTTTTGTCGCTGATATTGATAATTCTTCACGTTTTTTTCTGGTCTTCGAATTATCTATGACACTTTCTTTCCTTTTTGATGTACTGTTACGACTATTCATATCTTTTTCAATTGTATCATAATTATCTTCAATATATTCAATTACTTTATTTTCAATTGCCCATTTAAAAAAATTCAATTGACCGATAGTAGTTTCAATAGAAGTCCCATTTTTATAAGGTACACTGATTCTTTCCCATCTACAAAAGGGGTCGAAACGTCTTTTACTATACGCTTTAAGTTTTAATTTATAATCAAAATATACTTTAAATCTAATTGTATTTCCTGTTGAATCTGTAATAGGATATAAGGTATAATTTTTTTTAGCGTAATTTGTTGCGAACCAATCAACTATGCGGAGAGAAATTTTTGATTCACCTGTAATAATTCGGAGCATTCTACTTAGATTAGTTTCATCTCTGTAAAAATCTGTTAAGTTATTTAGTAATAATTCATTTTGTGTAGTATAACTTGTATTGAGGTTCATTATGTTAATTTTAAAAACTTATTTAAGTAGTTTATAAGTTAAAATATTTATTTAAATTTCTTTTAATTTAGGAATTTATTATTTTAAAAAAACTTAATAATATATATATAATGGCTGACTTTATGGAAACTTATTTTGGTCCCTTAACTAAAGACGCTTGTGTGTATTTTTTTATATTATCTGTAATATTTTTTATCATTTTGTGTTTAACAATTGTTGCTCAAATTTATGTTGCGATGACAAGTTTTAAACAATTAAAATTATTTATGATACTTCCTGGATTATTAACACTATTTAATATATTTATTGTATACTTTTTGAATCGTTTATTCTATTCCATGTGCATAAAATCTTTAATTTAAACTTGCTTCATTTATCTTATTTGAACCTTGAGTTGTATTAACCGGTTTTAGGAATTGATCTCTTATTTCGATGTCATTAACATAATTATTTTCACCTAAAAATGGATTAAACCCTATTTGTTGAACTAAATCTCTATCCGCTATTTTGAAATCTAATTCTTCTCTCTTGTTTGAAACTTTAAAACCTTGTGAATATATACTTTGATTCAATATATCCCAAGTATTTTCGTCATGATGTAAAGATGATGAATAAGCAGATGTTTCCATATCTTTACTAAATTTTTTATTTTCATAATCTTCTACGTGTTTTTGTCTTCTTGATCTTTCATAAGGTTCACCTTTTGTCCATTTCCATTCCATAATAATAATATATTTAATTATTATTATTATATAACTTAATTATCTTGTTTTATAATAACTAATTGTTTTGTAAATAAAAATTTTTCATCTGTCCTTCTTCTTCTTTTTAAATTACATTCTAAACACGCTAAATGGTAATTGTCAATATTATGACCTAAATCATTATCTATTCTGTCAACAGACCATTGCTTCATTTCTCTCGATATATCGTATAATACATCCATTAAATTTTTACAGTATCTACATTTTAATTCACAATCAATCATTTTATCAATCACAGAACGTAACGTTAAAAATTTTGATATATCTAATTTTTTTTTTAATTTATCTTGCTGTTTGTAACTACTTATTTTTTTACTTATTTCGTTTACCATAATTTTTGAAACATAATCTGTTAAATTACCGTTGGATATGTCAATTATCAAATTCATTTGTTTCGTATGTTCATAATAATCATCAGGAAATTCCCATTTTTCTGATTGAACTCTTTTTTTTATTTCTTTTTCTTTTTTTATTGGTTTATTATGAATTCCTGTTATGTTAATGATTTTATTATCCATACATTCAATATATAATTATTTTTTAAACTAATATAAAAATTATATAATAAATATATATTTTATTAAATCAAGTTAAACTTATCCTTATATATTAATATATAACTAAATGGAAGAAACAGACAACAAAATTGACGATTGTCAAGAACTTAAAAATATTAAATACAAAACTATGTTATTAAATGGAGTGCCTTTACAAGAAACTAAAATGTCTAATGATATTTCTAATCTTGAAAAATTTTTAGAGAGCGAAAAAAACAATAATAGAAATGAACCATGGTGTAAATTAAATAAAACTATTAAATTACAAAAATTAAATGACTATGTTGAATTGTATAGTAATGAAAATAATTTTAATAAAGAAGAAACCACACTTTTAATTAATTTTTTAAAGGATTGTTTAGATAAAAAAAAGTTGACAAGAGTTAAAGATGTTATATATGATAAAAATGATGGAGTCATTAAAAATATACCTGCCTTAACCTATATTAAAGCTAGCAAACATTTTACTCTTAAAAATATCGATAAAAGAGTTTCTACTCTCAAATCTTTAGCGCCAAAAAAAGTAAACAGCACAATTAAAAATAAAAATATTGTTATTAATGAAAAATCAAATGAAGATACTGATGATGACGATGACGATGAAACTTAACATTTTTAATATAAAAAATTAATTATATTAAAAACATTTAAAGTAATATATATAATATTATGTTTATTTCTGAACTAGAAGAACTTGAAGATATATTAAATACATTAGTATTTGAAGATAAACCATCTGTTTTTGATGAAGAAATTTCATTACAACTTATTGAAACTGCTCTTTATTTAATGGAAGATTTTATGAATAATAATCCCACTATTATATCTGAACCAGATTTTCATGATATATTTTTAGATGAAATTAAAGAATTATTTTATGTTCAAATGGAAGAATATATATTAGACGACGATTATTTTGAAGATGATATGGATGAATTATTAGAAGAAGCTTTTACTATCTATACAACCATTTTTCTTCCTGAACGATCAATTCAAAATGGAGATATTATAAAATTTAATGACGATGATTATGACAATAATGATGACTCGAGCAAATCAGACCCCATTTTAAATAAAATACAACTATTGAGAGAATTACCGCAACCTGTTCAAAGAACACCAGAATGGTATAAATTTCGTTGGAATCTAATAACTGCCAGTAACGCCTGGAAAGCATTTGAAACACAAAATACAATTAATCAACTCATTTATGAAAAATGTCAACCCCTTAAAACATTTGAAGATATAGACGGGTTAGATGATGAAATTAAAATGGTTAATACTAATACTCCGTTACATTGGGGACAAAAATATGAACCATTATCCGTAATGATTTATGAAGATATGTATAAAACTAAGGTCGAAGACTTTGGATGTATACAACACCCAACTTATAAATTTTTAGGCGCGTCTCCTGACGGCATAGTCATAAATAAAGACTCAACGCGTTTTGGTCGTATGTTAGAAATTAAGAACCCTATTAGTAGAGAAATTACTGGTATTCCAAAAAAAGAATATTGGGTTCAAATGCAACTTCAAATGGAAGTTTGTGATTTAGATGAATGTGATTTTTTAGAAACAAAATTTACTGAATATTTTGACGCTGACAGTTATTATAATGATAATACAATTAATAATGAAAATTATAAAGGAATAATTATTTATTTTCATACGAGTGAAGGTAAACCATTTTACGTATATAAACCACTCAATTTAAATACAGAAGAAGAAATTAAGAATTGGGAAGAAGAAAATGTCGATAAATATCAAGGTGAACCTTACAATTATATCTATATGAAATTTATATATTGGAAATTAGATAAACTAAGTTGTATTCTTGTGTTAAGAAATAAAGAATGGTTTAAAAATAATATTGGTCAATTAGAAAAAGTATGGAAAATCATTGAAGAAGAGAGAATTTCTGGATACGAACACAGAGCACCTATTAAAAAACAGAAAAAAGAAACGAATAAACCTTACGTTGAACAATCACAAGGTTGTCTACTCAAGATAATTAAACTCACATAATATCTTTTATCTTACCAATATAAAAACCTAAAAACTTATGATGTAAATAAATAATGTATGTTATAGAACAAATAAACCAAAAAATTAAAAGACAATTAATTATAATTTTTCTATTACATGAAAAATTATTATTCTCTCTCAATACTTGTACATTACTTGTATATTCTTGAACAATTTCTACATCATTCATATCTATTTGTTGAATAAATGGTGGTGCGCTAGGTTCCATATATATTATTAAAAATAATTTTTTATATAATTTATTATTATATAATGTCAATAATTTATAAACAATTTTATGAATATGTTCCTTTAAAAAACTTAACTGGATTACAATGGTTCGCACTTAAAGACAACTATGGAGAAAGTTATGGAAATATACATAAAAAATATAAATTTATTAAGACACCAAAATTATTGGATATCGGAAACGCAAATGTTCGTCAAGAAATTGAAAATAGAATTGCTCCTTCGAATCCATTAATATTTAAATATAGTGACCCTGATGAACAATACTCTGGAACTAAATCAAATAAACAATACCATAACTTGGTTAAAGAATTTTATTACAATGATTATGATGGTACAATTATAGATTCTGATAATTTAATACCTAACGATAAATATGGTATTGATGAATTAGAAGGACCTTATGAAATAGTATTATGGAAAAATATACCTGAATTATTAGAAGAAATTAAAGATGGGGGTAGGAAAACTAGGAAAACTAGGAAAACTAGGAAAACTAGGAAAAGTAGGAAAGTAAAAAAGAATAAGACAATTAGAAAAATTTAATATAATATATTACTTAATTCTGTTCTATATGGTAAATTATCAATCAATTGAAAATCGGTTGTAAAATAACCAACTCTCGTTCCACACTCAGGATTTATTGGGGGAAGTTCATTAATTGAATTATTGCCGACTTGTTTATCATGATATAATGCTCCACACATTGAAGCAGGCATACAAGTTCCTTCATCCGGATTAATAGGATACCTAATGTTATTTGTTATTTGTGCATAGGAACCCAATTCAAAAATCGGATAATTTTGCCATATATCGGAAGCGTCGTTGTCAGATATTTGGTTTTTTCCAATAGGAGGATAAGTGTCTTGAACCAAAACTTCCTCTTGTGAATTAGGAAATTCACCCATTGATTTTTCTAAATTATAATTTGTAAAATTTTCGAATGATTTCGATAATTTAAAAAATAATGGTAATCCAAGTGCTAATATTATTAACATAATTAAAAATAGAATTTGATTCATATATATAATATTTATTTATTTTTTTAATTATAATTAAATTGGTTTAAAAAAATAAACATATATTAATATAATGGAAATTGTTAATGAGATGCGAGTCACAAAGCGTAATGGTGAATTACAGGATGTATCATTTGATAAAATATTACAAAGAGTTAAAAAATTAGGTCAAGAAGCCGGAATTCATATTAATTATTCATCCCTCGTAATGAAAGTTATTGATCAATTATATGACAAAATACATACATCTAAAATCGATGAATTAACTGCCGAACAATGCGCTGTTATGTCTACAAATCATCCGGATTATGGCGCTTTAGCCGGCAGAATTGTCATTTCAAATCACCAAAAGAATACAGAAGTCCTATTTTCAAACGTCATGAGACAATTATATGAATTTAAAGATATACATGGAAATAATTATCCGCTTGTATCCGAAAAATTATGGACATTTATCGAAAAAAATAAAGATATTATCGATAATATGATTGACTATAATAGAGATTATCTAATTGATTATTTTGGTTTTAAAACATTAGAAAGAGCGTATTTGTTTAAAATAAATGATACAATTGTCGAAAGACCTCAACACATGTGGATGCGAGTAGCAATTGGCATTCACGGAGAACCAACGGTTGAAGACCAATCTGAACGCTTAAGGCTTGTTAAAGAAACTTATGACCTCATGTCGCAAAAATATTTTACACACGCTACACCTACTTTATTTAACGCTGGAACTCCGAGACAACAATTATCAAGTTGTTATTTAACTGCTATGGAAGATGATAGTATTGATGGTATCTATAATACACTTAAAGATTGCGCATTGATCTCTAAATATTCGGGAGGAATTGGATTACACATTCATAATATTCGCGCTAAAAATTCACATATTCGTGGAACTAATGGAAAAACTGATGGTCTCGTTCCGATGTTACGCGTGTTTAACAATACAGCGCGGTACGTAAACCAATGTTTTACACCAGATACGTGGGTATATTCAAAAAATGGACCTATTCAAATGGAAAATGTAACAACAAATGATGAATTAATCACTAATGATGGTTCATTTAAAAAAGTAAATGAAGTAATAATTAATAATGTAAATAAAGAAATATTAGAAATAAAAATTACTAATTCACTATTTCCAGTTAGAGTTACAAAAGAACATGAATTATATTTAATTAAGAATCAAAGTAAAATGTTAAATTTTAACGAAATTAAAAATCGTCTCATTAAAAATATAATACAACCTAATTATTATAGTGCGTCTGAACTAAATGAAGATGATTTAGTTGGGTTTCCTTTATCTACTTTCGAAAAAGATAACGAAGAACATAATTTAGATTATTATAAATTTTATGGAATGATGTTAGGTGATGGTCATATATGTAGAAACGAAAAAGAATCTGGAATTTCACTTGGAATTAATTCTAAATCTGATTTAATAGAATTTACAAAAAAATATTTAATTGATAAAAATGTTAAATTTTGGGAATCTAGTAAAAATGATTGTTTATCTATAACATGGTCTAATGATAATAATAAAAATTTAGGGTTATCAAGAGAAATTCTATATGATAATATTCATGATAATAATAAACAAATAATTAACGATTTTTTACATTTGCCAAAAAATAAAACACTGAAAATAATTGAAGGACTATTAAGAACTGACGACTCAAATCTAAAAGAATTATATTTTTATAGCACATCTTTAAATTTGATAATGCAATTAAGATATTTACTATTACGAATTGGAATATTAACTTCGGGATATGTTAAAAATTGTATTGGTCAGTCTAATGTTTCAGTTTATGGAGATACTATAACAAATAAAAAAATTTCATATTGTTTAAGAATACCTAAACATCCCAATTTGAGAGAAATATTAACTTTTAATGATGTTCACGGTGAATATTTTAAATATTTTGAATGGAATGGATTTCTTTGGGGAAGAATAAAAAATATAAAAACTATCAATTATGAAGGTTCTGTATATGATTTTAATATGATTGATAATCATAATTATTTAACTGATATGGGATTAGTACATAACTCAGGTAAAAGGAATGGCTCATTCGCTATATATTTAGAACCTTGGCACGCAGATATTGAAGATTTTCTTGAAATGCGTAAAAATCACGGAGATGAAGAAATGAAAGCTCGTGATTTATTTTACGCTTTATGGGTTTCTGATTTGTTTATGGAGAGAGTTAAAAATAATCATAAATGGTCTTTAATGTGTCCAAACGAGTGTCCTGGATTAAGTGATGTTTATGGTGAACAATTTGTTAAGCTATATCAAAAATATGAATCAGAAGGCAAAATCAGAAAATCAGTTTATGCCCGAGATTTGTGGTTTAAAGTTTTGGACGCACAAATGGAAACTGGCACTCCATATATTTTATTTAAAGACGCTGCTAACCAAAAATCAAATCAACAAAATTTAGGAACAATTAAATCATCTAACTTATGTACCGAAATAATAGAATACTCTGATGATAAAGAAACAGCGGTATGTAACTTAGCTTCTATTGCTCTACCTGCTTTTGTTAATCAAGAAACTAAACAATTTGACTATGATAAACTTCATGAAGTCACCAAAGTTGTTACAAATAATTTAAATAAAGTAATCGATATTAATTTCTATCCAACCGAAAAAACCAAACGAAGTAATTTTAGACATCGACCAATTGGTTTAGGTGTACAAGGACTCGCTGATACATTTATTTTAATGGATATACCATTTTATTCCGATGAAGCAAAAGAAATTAATAAACTCATATTTGAGACAATTTATCACGCGTCATTAGAGAGAAGTAATGAAATATCTATTGAAAGAAGTCAAACTATTAAAAATATTATGAATACTAAAAATAGAGATGTTTTATTAGAAATGATTTCTGAATATGAATATTCTGTTTTAAAGCGTAGAAATCATGATTTACTTGGAGCGTATTCTACATTTGAAGGGTCGCCTACATCTAAAGGAATTTTACAATTTGATATGTGGTCTGTAGAACCATCAAATAGATACAATTGGTCTAATTTGAAAGAATCTATCGTGAAATATGGGTTAAGAAATTCACTTTTAGTTGCTCCGATGCCTACAGCATCCACATCACAAATCTTAGGGTTTAATGAATGTTTTGAACCAATAACAAGTAATTTATACAGTAGACGAACATTAGCGGGTGAATTCGTTGTTGTAAATAAATATCTTATGAAAGATCTTATTAATTTGGGATTTTGGAATGAGCAAATAAAAAATAATATTATAGCAAATAAGGGTTCTATTCAACAATTAACTATTTTATCAGAACATATTCGTAATAAATATAAGATTGTTTGGGAAATACCAATGAAACATGTAATTGATATGGCTGCTGACAGAGGTGCTTTCATTTGTCAGAGTCAGAGTCTAAATTTATGGGTTGAAGACCCTACATACAATACATTAACATCCATGCACTTCTATTCGTGGAAAAAAGGTCTTAAAACAGGTATATATTATTTAAGAAGAAAAGCAAAGCATCAAGCACAACAATTTACAATTGCGCCTGAAGAAAAAAAGAATGATGATGACGATGACGATGATGAGCATGAAATATGCGAAATGTGTTCAGCTTAAAAATTAAATATTTTATAAATATATTTATGAATAAAATTATAAAGTTATTCTATAATTTTATTTTTATACAGACAATAAATTAAGGTTTTTTGTTAATTCACTAAATTCATAACAACTACTATTCAAGTCTACATCATGAATTAGTTTCATATAACATCTTAACGTAATTAAAATATCATTAAATGAATTGTGAAGGTTATTGGGAATAGAATCAAATAGTTTTTGATGTAATTCTAGCAATTTTGGATATTTTAAATATTTATTTCCCTTTTTATCCTTCGCTTCTAAATTACACAATTCAATAGAATTTTTTAATGTACAACATATTTTTTTATAATTAGTTATGAAATGTAAATTATATTTGTGTTCTATCATTTTTTCATTTTTATCAGAATAAATTAATCTCAGCAATTCTACTCTTACCATATTTATATCAAAACTAATATTGTGTCCAACCAATAAATCCACATTTTTCAAATAATAAAAGAATTCATTTAATATAAGTTCTAATTCTTCTCCTTTTTCATTCGATATTTCATTTGTTATTCCATGAATTTTTGTGGACTCATCACTTATTTTTATATTATTTAATTTAATAATAGAATCAACTGACTCAACAATACTATTTATTTTTGTATCATAAATTATGTAACTAAATTGAAGTATGTGTGGCCATAAATGTAATGTATCTGGACTCATTATTTTTGTTTGTGGTAATCCGGTTGTTTCTGTATCAAATACTAAAATTCTCATTGTCTGATTAGTTAAGAAGATTTTAAGTTATTTTATTTAAGTATTTCTAAAATAAAAAAGAATTATATCAATTTTATTTTTAATTTATTTTTAATTTATTGTATTTATTGTATTTATTGTATTTAATTTATATAATTTATATCTTATTTTCTGCCGCATCATGACAGGGTTTAAAACTTCGCCTATGCCATATTGTTATTCCATGTTTTTTTATACCATCCATATGTTTTTTGGCGCCATAACCTTTATTAGAGTCTATGCCATAATGCTCTGATAATGTAGGATTTTCACTACATAATTCTTCTATATACTTATCTCTCTCTACTTTCGCAAGAATCGAAGCTGCTGCTATAGAAGAATATTTATTATCACCACCCTCAATTGTAATATGAGGTATAGATTCTATTTTATTATTTTTTTTATTTAAATATGTTATTGGATTAAAATAATTCCCATCAATTAACAAATTATAATTATAATCCCGTTTTTCTTCTTTATTCTCTCTATTTAATTTTTTATTAAATTGTCTGCGAGTTTCTAAAATTGATTTGTGCATAGATTGCTGTGTCGCTTGTAATATATTTATTTGGTCTATAACTTTTTCATCTTCATAACTCACATGCCACGCTAAAGCGTTCTCTCTAATATATTTGGCAACTTCTTCTATTTTCTTTTTCGAATGGAATTTTTTACTATCTTTCATTTGTGAATGATCGAATGAATCATCTTTAGGTAAAATAACTGCTGCCGTATATACTCTACCAAATAAAGGTCCTCTACCTACTTCATCTACACCTATCTCATATATGGTTTCATCTTCATTATGGTATTTTTTTAACACAACTTGTTCTCTCTTTATTTTTTTTATATTTTTTTTGGGAATCACAATAATCTCACTATCAGACTCCGAATCAGAAATTAGTTGAGCGCTATAACAATCGTCTTTCATTTTATATTTAATATATAATAAAATATATTTAAATGAAATCAATTTTTATATTAAACTTTTTTCACTATATAAATTATACAATGAATACTGAAGCGTTATTCCTTTTTTTAATTTTATTATTAGGTCTTCTTTTATGTTCATTTTTAGGAGGTAATTGTTATAATGAAGGTTTTACAAATACTTCTCCTACGACACAAGTTAATAATAACACCAATAATAATGTTAACAGGTCAAACACTGGTGTTACTAGTACATCCACTAATTACGATAATTATAATCATTATAATAAAACTTCATCACAATTGACAACTGGTTCTACATTTTACGGTCCAAATGGAAGTAGCGTAGTTGTAAACGCTAATAGTGATGGTTCACAATCATTACAAGTTACTTTACCAGGAAGTTCTACTCCTTTAACATTTAATCCAAGTGACGCTTCATCTAATAATGTTGAAAGTTATGTTAATTATAATACTAATAATGGTTCAGCTACTGTTTTCCGTGGTCCTAACGGAGAAACTGCTACTGTAATTACTACTGATAATGGACAATACGCAATTAATGTTCAGACATCGTCTGGTTCTTATACATATACACAATCTGGAAGTTATTATAATCCTAATAATACAAGTTCAACACAATATTACGGAAGTACAGGAACGCCTATTCAACCTAATAACACAGCGTATCAAGGACCTGCTGGACCCTACGGTAACAATGTTGGCGGACCTGCGCAACCCTATCAAGGACCTGCTGGACCCTACGGTAACAATGTTGGCGGACCTGCG